ACAACCGTATTTGACGCCGCCCCAATTAATGTGAAGTCTGTAGTTCCAACCGTCAGAATAGTGGCTGTTGTGCCAGAAACTAACGACGTAGCATTTGCAATTGCGCTAACTGTGATTACTTGCCCAGCCGTTATGCCGTGTGCCGCAACCGTATTAACAGTAACCGTGGTAGTTGATTGGCTGATGGAAGAAATTGCCGCAATAGAAGATAAGCTGGAAGACGATAAAACCGTATCCCTAGATAGGGTCGTACCTGACAATGTGTACGTACCAATACCCACTTCCCACTCATTTGCGACTTGACTGGCAATTGTGTAGTACGTGGTGTTAGCGTTGCCAATAACAGAAAATGCCTGATACCCACTGGATGTGCCAGCAAGCACAACAGACCCTGTACCCGTCGTAGTGGTGTTCTCTCTTACTCGATCTTTAAGAACTAAAGCCATTTTGCACCTTTTATGGGTTAACTATTGTCTGCCAATCTGGATCAGGCGGTGTTTGTGATGTGTCAATCACTGTCCAAATAGCTGTCAAAGTTGATGATTGTGTTTCCGCTGCAAACATTGTTTCAATAACTGCCGCCTGAAATTTGGCAATCAAGCTTTCTGCATCAGCAATTGCAAAAGTATCGCTCGCACTGACCTGAAACACCTGCCCAGCGGCAGTAGAAAAAGGCAAAGCAGAGAATGGGGTGTTAGCAAACATGATTAGGTAATCACTACAGTGTAGGTGACAGCCAAAATGTCAGTGGCTACAACGGTTCTTGCAGCGGCAAAGTCGCCAGCCGAGAACAAGATACCTGTTGTATTATTCGGCACAGTCGTACCACCAAGGACGATAAAACAACCAGCTACCGTAGCTGAACCAGTCATCGTAAAACTAGTTGGCGTTGATGTTGTCTTGCTACCGCCAGAAGCGGCAGAAAACACGGGTGTGAGCCGTGCCGCAATAGCTGTAATCTCCGCCCATGTAGCGTGAGAAGCCATAGTGTCTGCCACAACGGATGTACCAACACCTTTCAGGCCCATCAGTACTGCGCCAGCACCTGCGTTACCCAGAATTGAGTTTAAAGTAGCGTTCTTGCCAACTGTTACTACTAGATTTTCAATGTCGTCTTCCCATTTGATGTTGCCTTGAGAATCTGTACACACCACATGGTAGTAGCCGTTCATGTTCATTGGTTCAGTAACCATTTATTGCTCCTGTTAGCTACTGCGAATTAACGCCGTTGTCGATGTGTTTGCAGGCATCGTAACTGCGAATGTGATTGCTGAAGTCTTGTCTGCCCCAAAATCCAAAACCGCAATAGACTTGTTGGCTTTGCTTGAGTTGTAAATCAGCGCACCACGAGCAGTCAAAGCTGATGTCCAAGTTGCGTTGGGAAACCCAACATAGGCTACAGTGCCCAATGTATTTACCGTGATACCCGGTAGTGTTACCCCGCCTGCCGTGTAACCTGTTGCTACAACTTCATCGGTCGCGCTGTAAATTGTCGTATCTGCACCAAGATTAGCTGGCGCGGTGTAAAGGGCAATCTTAATCACATCCGTGGGTAAGTTATGGACACCCTCATACAACTGGGCTTTGAAACTGGTGGTAAGTGTTTGGGCAATCATTGAACTGGAATCCTCACTTGTCCATCACGGTACGCATCCATACGTTGCTTGCCATCGCCCAGATTTTTAAGCAGCTGCATTGATTGCGCGTACATTTCTTGATATACCGCAATCAAGTCAGGCTCACCCTTCATAAAGCGGATAGCTTCAACCAAAGCGCCGTTCAATAACGCAGAACTAAAGTTATCGCCAAGCCAAGAAGTACCAGTGGTGACAATCGACTCAGGGTAGTAGTAATAGTGGAGTTCTAGTTTGTAAGCACTGTTCGGTGTAGGCCCAAGAATAAAACTTAACTCATTAACTGCTGTAGATTGTGGGCCAAAGATTGCGTAGTACTCTGGAAGACCTGTGTCCGCTGGAGTTGGGTACGCCTCACGAATGAAGTTAACGTCCTTATTTAGCAAAAATGTATAAGTTTCCGTGGCTGTCCCGTAGTTCTCAATAACCGCTAAAGAAAACGTAGACAGGAAGTCGCCGGGACAAGACACATATTTATTGTTTACCGTTAACGTACCAACTACGTTTTTTCGCAGGTTGGCAAGCTGTACAGAGTTGTAAATCTTCTGTTCAGCCTGCTCTGTAAACAGTGCGTACTCATCCGCTGTAAACTCGTTTTCACAAATGTCCGCAATATTTGCAACAAGTTCAGCGTAGTTCATGGTTATGCCATAGGCCCACGAGCCATCAGACCTTTAGTAGCCGCGCCAGTGCCACGAACTTTAATACCGCTGGTTTTGACTTGCTCATCGCCAGCAGCTTTACTGATGTTGCCAACGCTCATATTAACCGTGTCGGCTTTGCTGCGGTTTGGCATAACACCGGGGGTGGAAGAAATCTTCATTGCCTTACCATCCATAGTGTGCGGCTCGGCATAAACACTTGCGCCGCCAACTTCTTTACCGTCTCGTTTCATGCTGAATTTAGCCATTATTTTCCCCGTTGGTTTGCAACTTTAGCCATGCCACGACCCATGCTCATCATCATCTCGTTGGTCTTTCCGCCTTTGGCTAGCTTAGTCATAGGCTTGCCGGGGTGCAGCCTTTTCTCGTGCTTATGCACGGCTCCAGCCATCATCTTTTTGTCCTGTTTTAAATCTGCTTTGTGCATTTTAAGCTCCTAAGTTACGCTTACCGTTACTGTACCAAGTTCTAACGCTAACACCAAATAATTTGGCGTTAAAAGAGTGTCAAACCCACTTGCTCCACCAACAGGGTTCCAACCCCACTGAAAGACTCGACTGCCACCGCCGTTGAAACCATCCTCCAGCAAGCCAGAGACTTGGTAGCTTAGGTCAGGACGCGGGTCGCGCACCCCTTGCGGGTCATCCACTGGATACATGCCCAACTGCAACTGCGGCTGATCTGGGTCCCAGCACTGAGGGCACACTTTTAAGTCGTAAACCTTGGTCTTGACAACAAGTTTTTTAAGTGCCGTAAGTTTGTACCCGAAACCGCACCGGTCGCATATGGCAATTGAGTTCTTACCACTAGCAAACCTATTACCCATTATCCGCCCCCAATGAACATCTGTCTAGGCACGAGACGCAATGCGGCGCGTTCTTGATCTTCATCAGCCGCTGTCATCCATGCCTCGTCGTACTGTTGTTTTAAGACCCCAAGACGATCCATACCACCGGGAACCTTCAAAGCAATGTAATAGGACAATCCAGCCACCATACAGGGTATAAAACGAAAAGGTACGTCCATTACATTGACACCATTACCAGCATCTTGCACGCGACGCATACGCCAGTAGACAAACTGGTAAGTCTGGGAGCCGTCAGGCGTAGGCCACATGGTTACGCGAGGCACATTATTGGTGTAAATCTTGGCGCTGGAACTAGCAGTATGTGCCGCAGCCGTTGTTCCGTTCTGTCCACGGAAGCAATTGCTTAAAGTGTTGCCTTCAATGTAGTTGTAGAAGATAGTTTCGCTGTCAAGGTTGATGTAACCAATGGCAGGAAGCCCAACTACACTGGACAAAACAACTGTGTCTGCGGTAGCGTTGATGCTGGTAGACAAAACCGCCGTTGTTGGCATGATCTGCCCATCCAAACGCTGATACCAGACTTGAATTGGCCGCGCTTGGGTCAGTTTGTTAGGTAAAGTAGCGTATGTGGAAACACTTACGCGGGTAATTGTCAAATCGGACTGGGTTGCCGCCTCATTTGGCTGTGTTCGGATAACGTGATCAAGTAAATCGACAGTATCTACGGGGATTGCATAGGTGTTCAAGCCTTGAGTTAGGGTAATCGTGCCCTGCTCAAACGTCCACATGTTGATACCGCGGTTTGCCCAGTCAGCAAACAACAAGTTCAGCGACCGGCGAGCCGTTTTAAGGTCGTATCCGGTGCGTAACTCTGAACCCGCACGCTCAAAAGCCTCCTCCACCAGTTCGGTGAGGTCTAAATTAAAGCCTGCTGACCCAGAAGTTGTTGCCATTATTTACCCTTACGACGCAAGGCGGCAATTCCACCATTTGCCATTTTATAACCCGCAGCACGTCCTTGCTGTAGTACTTGCCCAAGTCCCACGCCCTGAGATGCTTTATCTCCACCCTTATAGAACGTCTGATCGCCCGGGTTGTATGCGTAGTCTTTGTACTGTTGACCAGCAAAATCTCGTAAAGTCTGTGCAAACCCTTGGTCACCAAACTGTCCAGCCTGACTCATTTTGCTGAAGTCCGTAGGAGCCTGAACTGGGGCTGGGGCTGGGGCTGGGGTACGTCTAGCTAATCTAGCTGCTTCGCGTCGTTCACGCTCCTGCTTTGCGTTTCTTTCAGTCAACTCCGTCATGCGTTTCATTGAGCGATTTATATCCGCCGTGCGTTGTTGTGCGGCATTTAATTTATCTTTGTTATCTGCGTACATTTCGCTAACTACGTCGTACCCGCCATATTTGTTAAATTCTGAAGTAGGTACACCACTCTTGGTCATAGACTTCTGCATTAAACTTTGCGCTAATTCAGGTGTTAGCTTATTGTTTGAAGTTGATTGCTGTGGCATAACAGCAGCTACAGGTCGGGATTGTGTTTGCGCATTGTTTTTAGCTAGACTTCTGTTTGCCGCTCGTTCGGGTGCTGCATTTTTAAACTCTGCATTTTTAAACTGCGAGTCGGGCTGGCCTCGCATCATTTGATTAAGTTGGTTTAGTTGTTGCGACTGTGGTTGCCGCTGCATTTGCTGAAAATACTGGTTGGCAAATCCGGGGGTTTGGCCCATACCTTGTTCCGACTGTGGTTGTTGCCGCATTTGTTGAAAATACGGGCTGGCAAATCCGGGGATTTGGCCCATACCTTGTTGCTGATCACCGTATCCGCTACCAAATGGGCCGTAACCGCCTTGCTGACCACCGTAACCACCGTACCCGTCTTGCTGACCACCAAAACCAAAAAGTCCAAGTTGGCCCAACGTTTGGCCCATAGGGGCGTTATTACCGCCGCCACCCATCATGTCTTGTGAAGTGGTGGCGTTAGTGGAGTTGTACATACCACCAAAAGGGCCTTGTTGGTTGTTATTAACACCCAAAGCTCCGCCAACGGCACCGCCAATTTGCCCCATAGGGTTTGCAGCAGGGCTTTGTGCCCCAATGCCCCCAGTTGATCCTTCGCCGCCGCCTGCCATAATATTCTCCTATCTAAAACCTGCTGTTTTCTTTGCTATGCCTTTAGGCTGGGCTACGAATTGTTTCCCTTTAGCTTTGCCAGCACGTTTTGCACGCGTTGTCGCAGCGTACTCAGAAGCGCTAAGACTTTTGATCGCAGCTTTTGGTAGGTATCGTTCACCAGTGTCAGAAGATTTTTTACCACTTTTAGTTGTCCAATCTTGTTTGCCCCAGTCCTTTAAAGACTGTTGCGGTTTAGCCAACCCGCCACCGGCCATTTTCTTACTTGCGCAATGTGCCTTTTCTGAGAAGCCTTTTGGGGCATCACAGTTTATGGACTTCTTGCGCTTTTCCGACCATTTAGTCACGATACCCGCCCCCTGCGGCTTTGTAGCGTTTAGCCATAACCTGCGCTTTTCTGGCGCTCCATTGACCTGCGCCAGTGCCCACGATTGCCGCAGCTTTGACGCTGTTAAAGATCCGTTTGCGCAACTCAGGCTTGGTGTAGTTGCCAGCAGCATTCACCTTAGACTTTACCTTACCACCCTCTTTGTACTGGGTGAAGTCGGTGTCATCTTGGCGCGGTTTCTTCACGCCTTTAGGCATCTTTGAGGGGTTGATGTCCCCCATACCGCGTGAAGGTCTCATCTCAGCACAGCTTTCCGCCAGACTTCATGGTAATCATCTTGCCTTTGGTTTTACCCTTGGACTCGATGCCGCCGCCTTTAGCGTATGCCATGCCACCAGCAGCCATTTTCTTCATGGCGGAGTCTTTCATCATCTTGCCATCAGGCATTTTGTGCATACCGCTAGCCGTGCCGCCTTTTTTCATTGCGCCCTTGCCGTCACCAATAAAAGCGGGTTTACCGTCTTTCATGGGCATACCGCCACCAGCCATTTTGCTAGCGCCTTTTTTCTTAGCCATTATTGCCATCATGCCTGCATTCATCTTAGCCATATCATTT